CCTGGTCAGCCGAATCAACAAACACATTACGTGCTATGCCCCACTCCCTGCCGTTACGGTTGAGGAAATCAACAAAATTAACAGCAGTATCAGAAGGAGCAACGGGCGTTTCAAGCCCCGCATTGTTGTATACCTTCTCGTCAAGGTATATCACCTGCCGCTCAGCGGTTATGCCCATAAAGCTCATGGCAATTGTATCGGGTGATTTTGTCGAATAAGCCGTATCAAGTCCTGCAGTGAAGCTGACAAATTTCATCTTGCCGTCCTTCACCTTTTGCCGCAGCTCATCACGCTTTATAATGTGCTTGCTTCGGCTGAAATTCGGGAACACAAGACCTGTCGCCCTGCCACGCAGACCGAGAATCTTGTTTTTATGCAACTTTGTACCGGGCGGAACATTTTCAATAATCTGTGCCCTTTTCTTGTCGGTAAGTGCTGCGTTGTGGTCAAAGCTGAAATACCACCACACCCAGCCTGCTTTTTCATCCTCATTGAGCATATTACGAAGCTCATCGGGTGCGTCACGGTCGTATTCAGGCAAAGGGCGTGCATGGTTTATGTATTCTGAGTATATCGGCAGTGACGGTGTATCCGGATTGAGCGTTGCTAAAAGGTAATCGCAACGCATTGCCGCCTCACGGACGTACTCCATATCTGCTATGTTTATCTCATCAATGTAAAGGCAGCCATACTGACCGCCGAGAGCTTTTTTCCATCGGCTCTGGTTATCATAACCGAGGATATATATTATCTTCGTGCCGTTCGGCGTACTGTATGCAATATGCGGCAATCTGTGTTCACCCTTGCCTGACGGATTGTATTCTACCAAATCGCCGAACACGTCAAGGATTCCGCAATCTTTATTGATGATGTTTTTCTCAATCGTACCGGTATCAAGTCCGCTGAGAACATGAAGCTTTTTCGGGCTGTCAGCAACCTTGAGCATATATTTAATGACGCCGACAGTTGTTTTGCCTGCAAAGGTCGTACCTTCGAGGAATTCAACTGCGGCGTCTGTGCGGAGGAATACCTTGTACTTATCGCTGAGAATAATCTCTTCACTCATCGCTTCAACTGCTCCATTATGCTTTTAAGTTTACCTTCACCTTTTTTACCACCCGCAGGATTCTTACCGGCAAGCTTTGCCTCAAGCTCTTTTTCGCGAAGTGCAATCATTCTGTCATCAATACCCATCTGATGCAGAGTCTGTATGCTTTTTGACATAGCAGACTGAATACGTGTCAACGCATCCTCTGCCTTGACTAAAGCCTCAAAATTGCCTTTTGTGCCCGGTTTTTCTGATTTAAATTTTTCTATATACATAAAGACACGCCGCTCACGTATCTTTTGCAGAGCTACTTCTTCGAGCAGCATATTCCGCTCACTGCGTTCCTGCTCTTTTTCAAGGAAATCACGTTCTTCTTCGGTAAGAAAATCAAGCGAAATTGAGCTGTATCCGCCGTGAGTCTGGCTGTTTGTGTTGCCAATCGGTGCACCGCCACCGTTACCGACAGAATTGACGTTTCCCTTCTGTCCGCCACGCTTCTTTGGCTCGGTTTCTTCCGTTCGGGTGTTCGGGTCATCGGGACGCTCCCATTTGTAGGTGCTTTTCCATCGGCGGAGTGTACCTACCTTGACATCCAGCCTTTTAGATATTTTTTCATATGACATCCCCTTCTGCCACAGCGTCTGGGCTTTAAACCTTTTTTCGTTAGGCTTGGACATTTTCACGACCTCTCTTTGGTGATTCGAGTTGTTTCGCAGCAAAAGCTGAAGGAAAGCCGCTCACCTCTGCTGCTTTCCTCAGTTTACACTTTATCACACATCCATCGGGAATGTCGGGAAAAATTATTTTTGTAATTTCCAGAAACGGTCCATCTGCTTACGCTGTGTGGAACCGTCACCTGCTATATCGAGAGTTTCGCAGACATCCTCCCACGACAAACCCATAATGTAGTGCAAACGAATAAGACTGCGGATGTTAGGATCTGCAACCTCATCAAGCCAGAGCTCAACAGCAGCTCTTTGCCGCTCAAGCTCCAGTTTCTTTTTATAGATCTTTGCTTTTGTCTGCTGCTGCAGCTGTTTTATCTTGTCGACAGCTTTCGTATCTTCGGGTGCAACGCCGCTCACCTTAATCGTCATAGGCAGATACGGGAACTGCTCACTGCTGCCCTTTACTGTATCAGTCTGATGCAACTTCATTTCATCTTTTTCAAGCTTATCAAGATATTTTTCCAGCACAGCGATTTCTGTTACACCTGCACGGTAACTTTCAAGCATATATTTCGTCACTTTCATCTGCATACCTCCTTAACATACATCATCAAGCCAATCATCGTAAGCACCGGGATTAACAAGCGGTTCTCCCGTATCGGCTTTAACCATAATCACACTGACATACCAATTGAGATTAAATTCATTCCATTTCTTCACAAGCTTAACAAAACGGTAGCCTTTGAATTTCTTCTCCCAGAAGTCTTTATCATCAACGCGCTCACGGGCAATCCGCTCAACATATTTCTTTGTAACTCTGCCGTCTTTGGGCTCAAGCACAGTCGGCTGAGTAAGATTTTTAGAATATGCAAAGCTCTTGCTTCCGCATGGATCCTTTGCAATATACTTTGCCGCTGCTTCGAAGCCGAACTTCTCAGGCTGATAGCGGTTACAGTTGATACGGTACGGCCACATAGCCTCGACTGTTTCAGCATCAAGACCGCCGCTCATAAACAGGTGAAAATGCCAGTTGAGCTGCCCCTTGCGTGCTCCGCTCTTATATTCCTGGCGTTCCATTACGTATATGTATTTCAGCGGCTCTGAAAGCTTCTTAACCTTATGCCTGAGCTTGTCCAGACGAGCCGCAGTGAATTTGCTCTCTTTTCCGGCATAAAAGCTCTCAAGCTCTTCGAGCTCTGCCTCTGCCTTTTTCGTTTCGCTTTTGCGCTTGGTTTTAATTCGGCGAAGGTAATTGACTATATCTTTACGTGCCTGCTCTTCAGTCTGAGGTGCCTGAAAGTCCTCATATGTCGGATGCACGAAGAAATCAGTATTATCGAAATTTGCATTGACGAGGCGTACTATCTTCTTTTTCGCCTTTGCACGGTTGTATTTCTCCTGAGCTTCGGTTGAAGGCTTTGTTTTTGGTGCCCTTGTCGGCACACGGCGACCGTCATCGAATATCGGATAGTAATCCACCTCAAGCATTTTGCCGCTTATCGTCTTTTTGTTTCGGATCTTCATAAGACCGTCTCCTTATGTTTCAAGTTCATTTATGTAGTTACCTTCCATATCTTCAGGCGAAAAATAAAGAACAGTTCGCATCCACTGGGTAAAATTTTGCACTTTATTAGTTTGGCTCATAAATTGTTGTGCAGCCCATTCAATGTTTGCACAGGTAAGTGTTCTGTACACCGCTTGCACATGCCTCGCAGGTACTGTCTCATCTCTCAACTTCATCAAACAATCAGGATGAATCACAAACACTTTTGACATTACTCCACATATTGCACGATAGAGAGAAAAGTAATCTATTCCGCCTGAAAGGGTTTCGATTTCATATCTTTTTTCTAGTACATCTGCAATTTCAGTAACTGACAGATTGACTGACCGATTCTTGTATGCATACTGCTTTGAATTCATTTCTTTTCTCCTTCTCTTTTTTCGTCGATGAAATACTATACAATACAAGGCCGTCAAGCGAGCCTGACTCGCCTTGTTTTTTGCCGCAATACTGCGATAGATAATGCACTTATATATAAGGTATTATATAGTCCTCACGGCTCCGCCGCATTTGGCAGAGCCGCTCAATGAATTATTTCATATATCTCAAGTTGCTGATTATTACTAAAGCGATTAAAGTTACACAAATAATCAATGTAATTTGTACTGCCGGTGTCATGTCTTCTCATCTCCTTAATCGTATTGGGTAATATCCGCACAGCACAAGCCGCTCAAAGCCAAGCCTTTCATCGTGTGAGATAGGCAGGTGTTTCGGCTGACCTATCATTTCTTTGTAAGCTTCGTAATGCGGATGTATTTCCGGATGATTCACCCTTATCTGATATCCGTATTTGTGGGGTTGAGTCGTGTAAATGGTATTTTTCGCATTGTTGGTCTCATATAACGTCGGCTTGTACGGTTTTTTTGTCATCAGTACCGCCTCCGTGTTCTCTATTGAAGATTTTCAATGCCACACGTGCATTTTCCGTACTCTTTCTGTTGATCTTACTTTTCATATTACCAATTGCAGTTTCACTGCGTTTGAAATATTCCGACAGCTTTTTGTCCGACATTCCGTTAGCGGCAAGATATAACAGCTGTACCATTTCTTCTATTGTCCAGGGCTTATATGGCTCGGACCGATGCTGAACAACGCGAGGACCGACGGGCTCTATACCGTTACGCTCAAGCACATCTCTTATTTCTTTCTCTGTACAGATGTTGAGTTGAGCAAGAATTCGAATCTGCTCTTTGGGATTAGCGGCATGACGGTACATATCGCATATATCTTTATCACTCTGCCATATCGCCACTGTCCACACCTCTCTCTTTGGTAATTTTCTTGCCGCAGTTTTCACAGTGTTTTACATTGCCGACAAATACGTAGCCACAATTACAGCACTTATAAAACGGATGATTCAGCCAATCATCCACCCACTCACACTCGGTCGTACCGGGTGAGTGCTTTGCTTTTTCAGCTATGTACATCGCTTTGTAAACTTCCCAACAATTAACTTCATCGGCTCCGTCGAATCGCATTACCTTGAAATCATCACAGCAAGGACAATTCGTATCACTGCCGATAACAAAGTGCTCACCGCACGCATAACCGATTTTAACCGTACGGTCACATTCGGGGCAGTAATTTTCCTCTTCAAATTCTGTACGCATAACCGCGTACGGCTTGTCCACATAGTTGCAATAATAAAGCTCAAGCTGACAGCCTTTGCTGTCACTCATATTGTCCTGAAACACGACAATATCCGCACTGTCAATCATCGAGAGACAAATACGTGCATAGTCGGCATTACTCAGCCCCTGCGGAAGTGATGCAGGATTAATAACAACAGCATTCGGGTATACCGACTTGAGCCATTTCATAACCTTTACAAACTGCAGTTTGTAAAACTTGTTGCCGGTAATTTTTCCGGCTATGTATACTTTGATAGGTTTGTTTGTCATTTCTTCACCTCATATCGCAACCATATTGACAAGCTCACTCATAAGGCTTATGTCTACTCCTATGCAATATTCGGGCAGATTTGCCGAAACAATAGCTTTTGCCAACTGAGGACAAACAGCATTACCGCATCGTGCAACCTGAGCAGAACGTTTATATTCATTACCGAGAAAATCACGGTCTATAATATAATCTGCAGGAAATCCCATTGCCGCATAGAGTTCTTTCGGACACAGCATACGCAAGCCTATATCAGCTATAAAGTAAAAATCCGCCCCTATATGAAACAGTAATATTTCATCGTCTTTAAGGTTATATCCACAATAGGCATTAAGCATTTCTCTGACCTTTGGCCAATTGTATAGCGATTGATTGCCCTTGATTTTCACAATCGTTGTTTTAACTACTCCAAAGTCACCGTCACCGGCAGTTATTGTACGTAGTGGAGTATCTGCATACTGCCCTTTGTCTTGTCCTTTGAATTCTGCAATGTGAGCAGCACACAAAGAGTTATGGTCTATTGACGTAACCGTGGGTAAAGGATTTGAAATCTCCGCTCCGTCAACTCCTGTAAAATACTTTGAAAGGAAA